TTGTTTTCATTGTTAATCCTCAAAGTTTTGTTTCTCTGCCCAGGCCAGGTAAGCTATTTCAGCTTTAGTTGGTTTTGCTATAGGATCATTTTTAAATTTAATAAACATTGCTCTGTATGTAACAACAGAATTAAGTATTTCTACTTTTATGTCTTTAAGTATTTTTTCTTTAACAGATTCTGTTTCAACATCATTATAAAGATCAATCATACATTCAATCTGACCTGGACGCATTTTTAAGTTTTGCAATTCTTGGAACCAGTTTTCTGTTTTCATTCTCTGTACCTCTGTCGGTTGGTTGTTAAGTCGATTAATCATACCAAAGAAGGCGAAACAATGCAAACAATATGAGTGATTTATGCCTTTATATAATGCATGTAATCGAGTAACTCGAATCAATGCGATTGATGCCTAAATAGGATTGACACGTTCAATACGCTTTGTTACCATAAGCCATCGACCAAAAACCCCAAACAGCGTACCAGAGGAATTATTTATGTCAGACACATTTTTAGATGATTTTGCACAGTTTGAAGCAGACTTATTCGCTGGTAAATTCGATCACATGGTAGGAAAACTTACTACTAAAAAACCAAAGAAGCAGTCAAAAGAAGTAAAACAACTGCTTGCTAAACCAGCAGAACCAGCTCACAAAGTCACTTTCCCGACTGCTGTTGCTTTTGTCAGCCAAGAGTTGGAAGTGACCTGTGTTTGTGGTCATATTTCAGTATTTTTAACAAAAGAAAGGCAGGTAAAAATGTCTTATGAAAAAACAGGCCGGAGTTTCTTAATGGACGCTGATAAAGAAACTTCCCATCTACAACTGCCGGAAGAGAAAATGACTTCTCAACTGAAAGTTTACAGCTGCAATTGCTGCAGCAAAGGATCCTAAAATGAAAGCAGCAAAGCTTTCGGTAACAGTTCCAGGATATGTTATGCCAATGCTGGAATTAATCTTAACTCCAGAGTGGTGCCCGAATATGCCAAAAGGCAGCATGTCATCTTTGATAAGTAACCTTCTGCAGAAGTATTTAGAAGAATACTTCAACACAGATATTCTATCACTGATTGAGTTTATGGAGAATAATCCAGAAATCAGTCTGGTAGAAATGACCAAGTATTTTGAAGATGCTCGTATTGAGCGTCTGGCACTGGAAGATGTGTTATGAGTACAGAAAAAGAATTTAAACTGACTCCAAGCCAAGATGCAGCTATTAAAGACTTATCAGCTTGGTGGCAGATGAATAAAAACTCTGACGCACCTTCATTTGTTAGAAATAACATTGTATTAAAAGGTGGCCCAGGTACAGGTAAAACATTCCTTGCAAAGTATTTTGCAGAACAACTGCCTGAGTGTGTTCCGTTATTTACTGCACCAACTAACGAGGCAGTAAGACAGCTGGAAATTTCTCTACAAGGAAAAAGTCCAACAAAAACCACTTACTCTGCTCTTGGTTTAAAACTAAGTATGCGCAGCTTTAAGCAAAAGATTTATCAAAGTAAACTTCCCAGTGATTTCGACAATTACAACTTGCTGGTTGTTGATGAATCTTCAATGGCAGGTCTACGGGATAAAACTGAAAAAGGTGCTGCAGATGACCTGATGGATTATGTTCTAGGCTGCGGTATGCGGGTGATCTGGTTAGGTGATTGGGCGCAGCTTCCTCCAGTCAGTTCAACCACTGGTGAAAGTCCTGTGTTTGAGCAGAAATTTCCAGAAATTGAACTTTTGGAAGTTAAAAGACATTCTGGTGATATATTGCAATTTGCCAGTATGATTAGGGAAGAGTTGAAAAAACCTGTAAGAAATTTGCCAAAAGAAATCCCAGCTGGTGTTAGTATTAAAAACAGGGATTCTGCTGGTATGATGACTTTTACTGCAGATGAGTTCCATGCAATCATTGAAGATCGGGCCAGAATCCTGACCTGGACTAATGGAGTTACAAAATACTCTAAAGTTCCTGGTGTTAATGAGTACAATACCAGAATACGTCATGCTTTATTTGGTGCAGAGCTAGCAGAAGAATCAGACATCTGGCCATCAGATAGAATCCTGATGGCATCACCTCTGATGAGTACGGATGACCAAGAAAAACTAAGTCTGGAAAACTTAATGAGTGCAGAATGGAAAATGCTTGCTTCAGTAAATACCAGAGCAGAAGTTCTTTCCGTTGAACCCTGTACTATTCTTGGTGTTGAATGTCACAAAACACTGGTTGCCTTGGAAGGTGGTACAGATTCTACTATTTACATTCCAACCAAAGCAGGGCAGTTAGTAAAAAGTGCGCAAGAAAAAATCCTGATGGATCTGGCTATTAAAGCTGGTGATGCTCAACTTGCTGGTAAAGCTTGGACAGTTTATCATACCTACCGTCAGGCTTTTGCAGATGTTAAGCATACCTACTGCGTAACAACTCACCGCAGTCAGGGTAGTACAATACCGCATGTTTTTGTTGATGTAGGAAATATTCTGCAGAACAGAGACAGATTGGTAGCTTTTAAGTCTTTGTATGTAGCCAGCACTAGGGCTGCTGAATCTTTAACTCTATGTCTGAGATAAGTTATGGAATCTTTAGATTTCTTAGAAGCGCCTGCGGGCGATTTTACTGACGATCAGGAAACGCTTACACCAGAGCAATTTAGAGAACTTACAGCACAGATTGAAGAACTAAGAATTAGACTTTCTTCTGGTAGTAATATAACTCTGGATGAAGCTAGACAAATTGGTGTATGGTTCAGAGCTAGACGACGAAAAGCGTTTTCTGTAATGAAAGAAAAGAAACCGCCAAAAGAACGTGCTACCAAAGCAGCAGGAACTAAAACTAAAAAAGTTCTTACTGCAGCAGAGCAACAAGAAATACTTAATAAACTTTTAGGTGACTTATGAATAACAGTCAAAGGCAAGCAGCGATTTCAGGACAGCTTGCAAAAGTAACTAGCAAAGCTACTGCATCAACTAAGATGAAAGAGGCTTTTGCAGGAATACCAAGTAAAATGGAAAAAGTAGTTGGTAAGGAAATTCAACTGCTTGATGCTTATGACAGAATGATTAACCAAACTAATGTACAACGTAAAGGTATATTAGAAAGGTTGCAGAAGTTAAGTCTTCAAATAACTGAGGAGTCAAAATGAAAGAAGTTATAGATATTGGAGTACTGCCAGTAATGATACAACTGGCAATAGCATTCGTAGTTTCTTATGTTTTTGTGCTGGTAGTAATGGGGCCAGTGATTAACAAAAGAGTAGCAAAGCAGTGGATTTATGCTAGTTTCTCTAACAAATTGGATATTATCATGTTCTGGCATGTGCTGCTGATTAGCATTATGAGTGTAATTATTCACAATATTTTAGTCTTTGCAGGAGTTTAGTATGGCATTAAAAACACTGTTTCCTCTGGTTATTGACAGCACAATGCTTATGGAAGCTGATGACTGTCCTATGGCTTTCTTCCGCAAGTATCTGCAACATTTAAGCAGTGGTTACGAAAGTACAGACCTTATTGCAGGTAAAGCCTTCGCTCGCGGTCTGGAAGTTACAAGGAAAGCCTATTTCAATGATGATGCTGATCCTGAGTTTGCAATTGCAGCTGGTGTTGAAGCTCTGATAGAATCTTATGGCGACCATGAACCTTTTTCGGCTAAAAAAACAGCAGAAAAAATGTGCAGTGCTTTAGAACTGTACTTTATGCATTATCCACTGGGTATTGATGATGTAGTGCCAGCAAAACTCTCAAACGGTGAATATGCTATTGAATACAGTTTTGCGCATGAACTACCGTTTGAGCATCCAGATATTCCAGGACTGCCAATCATAATTACTGGCCGTGCTGATATGTTAGCAGAGTATGCTGGCAGGTTATGGGTAGTGGATGAAAAAACTACTGGTTCTGCTTTCACTAAAGACTGGCCTAAGCAATGGGATACTCGTGGCCAGTTCAGCACCTATCCTTGGGGGCTGAAAAAAGATGGTATTCCAGTGGCTGGTGCTATTATCCGTGGTGTGAGTATGGCTGCTAAAGATATTAAGTTTCAGCAATGCGAGTCAATCCGTGGTGACTGGCAACTTGATATTTGGGAGTTCCAGATGCTTAAAAAAGTAGAAGCCCTTTTGCAGAAGTATTCAGAATGGAAAGCTTCTGGTAAACATCCAAGTTACTATTTCTTTGGTAACTGGGCATCAAGCTGTATGAAATACTTTAGGCCATGTCAGTTCCAAGACCTATGCAGAAGTAAAACATCTGAACAATTCTTGGAAAGCCAGTACGACCAGTATATCTGGTTGCCACATAAACAAGAACGTATGGAACTTAACACATACCTGGACTCAATAGGATATTCAAAATGACAGAACAAACAGAAACTCTTGACCTGCTAGGTCATCTTGACCAAACAAAAAACTTTAAAGCTCTAATCTACGGTGAAGCTGGTACTGGTAAAACTTGCTCACTTCGCACCCTACTGAATACTGGACAAAAAGTACGCTTCTTAGCAGCAGAAAATAACGCACTATCCGGCATCGCAGCAGCTCTTCGTTTGTGGCAGACTGAACAAAAGAAAACTGGCAAACTTGAGCTTGATCCAGAACAATTTGCTGTAATGATACCAACTAGACCAAAGCGGGGCATTGCTGATATAATCAAAAACCAAACTAAATTCCTTGACCTGGCTCTTGACAAGCAAACTACAACTGCTGATCCTGAGCGTAGAAAGTACACTCGCTATTTAGAAGTTTTGAAATCTACCAGTGCTTTTGTTGATACTACCTCTGGTAAAAACTTCGGTAACGTAGAAGATTGGGGTGCTGATACTACTTTTGCAGTAGACTCACTTACAATCATCTGCGAAGCTATTGTGCAAGGTACTGTAGGTGGTAAACTTGCAACTACCCAGCAGGAATGGGGTATCATGCAAAAAACTGTTATTGAATTTATGAGGTTCTTAACAGAAGATTTACGTTGTAATGTTGTAATACTGGGCCATCCTACTAAAGAAACTGACCAATTAAACGGTGGGCAGAAAATCTACCCTGCAAACTTAGGTCAAGCTCTGAATAATTTGTTGCCCAGTTACTTCACTGAAGTTCTTTACTCCTACCGCAGAGGTAAAGATTTCTTATGGTCAACTCAACATAATCAAGCTGTAACTAGACAAACAGTGTTACCACTGAGTAATGAGTTACAGCAAGATTTTGCTCAATTCTTTAAAGGAAATTGAGAGGCTGGTAGACTTTAAATTAATTTACCCTAAAGCAGCACCGGGGTAGAGTGTGCTGCATACTTAATCAAAGAGAAATATCATGGCTAAATCAGAAGAATTAGTAAACTCGTTTTTAGATGCTGTTAACGATGACAGCGCAATGAATACTGAGTACCTTGTGTGTCCAGAACTCGAAAGCGCTCCAGCTACAGTTGAAAAAATTGAAGTCAACGTGGGTACTTACACTGACAAGAAAACTCAACAGGAACGTAAGTGGGCCAACCTACAGTTAGTCTGGGATATCGACAGTGAAGAAGCTCGTCAGGTGGTCAAACGTGACAAAGTATCTGTACGTCAAACCATCATGCTGGCTTTCAACAAAGATGAAACAGCTCTGGATAATGACAACAACCAAACCCTGGGTCGTCTGTTGAAAATGTTTGAAATTGACAAAGCAGGCAAAACAAACGGCCAGCTGTTTGAATCTTTCGTTGGTCGTTTTGCCTATGTAAAAGTTGTTCAGCGTCATATTCAAAACAAAGAAAAAGAACTGCAATACGACAGTGAAGGCAATCCTCGTATGATGCCTGAAGTTGTGGCGGTTTCTACTTCAGCATAAAACTTTAGCACTCTAAGTAACGATAGCAGCACTCAGCACTTAGGGGTGCTGCTTTTTAGGAGCTAACATGAAAGAATTTCTAATTTGGTTTAAAGACCTGATAGTTTTATTTACTTTAATGCTTCCCAGAGCTTTCTGCAAATGGGTAGATGCAAAAATAGATAAACTATTTGATGACGTATTTTAACTGGAGCATATATGTCAGAAGTAAAGTTTGTAAAGATTTCGGAAATTAAAGTACCACCTAACAGGTTTCGTCAATACTTCTCTGACAAAAATTTGGGTGATTTGCAAGACAGCATAAGTTCAGGTATGGGGCTTATCAATGCAATCACTCTGAAACATAACATGGAGATTTCTACTGGAGAATCTAGGCTTAAGGCAATTACTCTACTGCATGATATAGGGCAGCCAGTCTTTTACCACGGTGAACGTGTACCAGAAGGTTGTATTCCAGCGCTAGTAATATCTTCTTCTCTGGAAGAACTGGACTACCTGCAAGCAGAACTCCAAGAAAATACTTGCAGGGAAAATTTCTCCTTTATTGAGGAGGCTCAAGCTGTAGCCAAAATTGCTGCAATAAAACAAGCAATGATTGACGCTACAAAAGTAAAAGAAAAACCTGTATTTGTTCTTGGTGTTCCACTGAAGAAAATAAGTAAGGAAGCTATCCAAGAAACTGCTAAACAGGTTTACGAAGGTAAGTCTGGGGAATACTACGACCAGTCAGTTAAAGATTCTCTTAAGATTGTTACCTTCATGGAAAGCAATCCTGACAAAGCGCAGCAAATTCTTAAAGCTAAAGATAAGAAAGAAGCAGTATCAATTATGCGTAGAGCTGAAGAATCTGACACTCGCAGTAGGTTAGCCCTAGCTCAAGGTAAATCTTTCAACAGTAGTATTCACACAGTAATCAATGGTGATTGTCTGGAAGAATTAGCAAAACTACCTGCAAAAAGTTTTGATGTATGTTTAACAGACCCAATCTATGGTATTAATGCTGGAAACTTTGGTAATGCTGCAGGTAAGATGGAAAACTTATCTCATAACTATGATGACAGTCCAGAGAACTTTAGAGCAATACTGAAACCAGCTTTACAGCTTGTAAGCAAAGTTCTTAAAGATAGAGCACATATCTACCTGGCTTGTGATATTCGTAACTATTTTACATTATGTGAATTTCTTACTGCTTCAAACGCTCCTGGTAATCCCTGGAAAATAACCAATGCACCATTCATCCAGTATAAGTTAGCTGGTGGTCGTATTCCTAGACCTGGGTTCACGCCACGCAGAAGTTATGAACTCTGGCTTTATGCCTACAGAGGTGAAAAACAGGAATACAAATGCATTAATGACGTAATTGAATGCGTCAGCGATAAAACAGAAACTCATGGTGCAGGTAAACCAAAAGACCTACTCAAAACCTTCTTAAGTAGAAGTTGTATGCCTGGGGATACTGTGCTTGATTTCATGGCTGGTACTGGAAGCATCTTACCCGCTGCACATGAACTTAAAATTAAAGCAACTGCTATTGAAATATCGCAGGAATACTATGGCAGATGTTTGGAAAGATTGAAAGAATTAAAATAGTAATTTTAACAGTTATATAACACTGGATCATTCAATGATAGATGCAGATTCTCTGGTTTACATTCCAAAAGCGAAATTTCTACGCCAACGCAGTATCATGCTTATTGCTGACTGCCCACTTGAGCAAGAAGTTAAAAAGAAAGCAGCATTTTCTTCGCAAAGTGCTGCCTCTATGTTCAATGAACTTAATAAAGTCGGAGTACAGCGCCTTCATATTCACACTTCTTACTTGTTTAATTTTCGCCCAGAAAAAGCAGATTTAAATGCTTTGTTCCATATAACTGGCTTACCTGTTAGTGAATACACTTTCTGGCCTCAGTCCAAAAAAGACAGCATCTTAAACTTTGCTTACAATGACCTAATAAACCTGCGTGAAGAAATCAAGGAAGTAAATCCATCTTTGATTATCTGTACAGGTCGTTGGGCACTTTACTTTCTTACTGGAGAAACAACTTTAGCAGATACTCGTAAGTCACCCTGGGGAACTTTAACTAAATGGAGAGGTTCACACCTGCAATTAGGTTCCTTCTGGGAATACACTGACCCACATGTAGTACTGCCAATTTACCCACCGACTGCTGCTTTTCAACTACCAGAACAATCAGTAGTAATTCGGCAAGATTACATTCGTGCTGGTATCTTAAGTAAAGCAGCAGTCCAGGGTAGTATCCGTGACTACGTAGAACATCTGCAAGACGTAACCTACATAACTTCTCCAACTTTTAAACAAGTAAAAGACTGGCTCACTAGAGAACTGCTTTGCTTAGAACAAGGTGAAAAAGAATATGCTGTTGACGTTGAAACTGTAGCAGGCTTTCATGATTGTATTGGTATTGCATCTTCAAGTACTGAATGCATCTGCATACCTTGGGCAACTATGAAAAGTCCAGCTTATTGGAGTGAAGCAGAAGAAGTTGAGTTAATTTATCTTCTACATACTTTCTTAACCCATCCAAACTGTAAGCACATAGGCCAAAACTACACCTATGATATTCAGTATGAATGGAGAGATTTACTTGTTAATGTCTATCCTGCATTTGACACTATGGTAGCCCAGCATGCAATGTTTGCTGGCCTTGAGAAAAAGCTGGCTTTCCTTTCTTCACTATACTCCAAAATCCATAGATACTGGAAGGATGAAGGAAAACGGACTGCTTCAAGCACCGATAAGCAACGCTGGATTTACAATTGCAAAGACTGTTGCAGAACCTACGAAATAGCTCAAGTACAAAAAAGGATGTTATCCGCTTCACCACAGAACATTCAAAATGTATTCAAAACTCAGTGCTACGAAACCTTACCAACCATAGTAAGAATTATGCGTAGAGGTTTAGATACAGATACTTTCACAAAGAATGCTCTGTATAAGGAACTCGTACATGCTATGGAAGAATTGCGCAGGGAATTAGACTACATAGTAGGTGAACCTTTTAACCCTTTGTCTCCTGACCAAAAGAAAGCACTATTCTATGACCTATTTGACTTACCTACTCAGTACGATCCAAAAACAAAACAGCCTACACTGGGAGCACAAGCACTTATAAACTTATCTGAGCAATTCCCGCTGATACGTCCGTTTGCGGAACGCTGCAGTGAGTATGGTAATTTAAAAACATTTAGTTCTACTTTCTTAAAAGCAGCAACTGACATTGATGGGAAGATGCGAACTTCTTACAATGTATGTGGAACTGATACTTACAGGCTGAGCAGCAGTGAAGATGCTTTTGGTACTGGCCTCAATCTGCAAAACATCCCTAAAGGAGGTAAGACAGTAACTGGTAGAATTCTCCCTAACTGCAGAGCATTATTCATACCACCACCAGATCATGATTTCTTCGATATTGACCTGGATAGCGCTGACTTACGAATAGTAGTTGCTGAAAGTGGTGCATCTGGACTGCAAGAAATGCTTGATGCAGGTTTAAAACCTTATGTTGAAATGATGAAGGAATACTACAATGATCCTACAAAATCAAAATACTCTGATGAATACAGAATCTTTAAAGGTTTTGCGCATGGCTGTGTTACAGGAGATCATGAAATACTTACTCCAGAAGGTTGGTTAGCTATAGAAGATTATATAGATGGTACTTCTATAGCTGTTTGGAATAAAGGAACGCAACAAGTTCATTTTGAAATACCTGAAGGTATGAATAGAGATTTTGTAGAAGCAGGAGAACCTTTAATAGAATTTTCAGGCAGCGCTTTCAGCCAACTGACTACATTAGACCATAAATTTCCATATACGGTAGAAGGCCCAGAAAAACTATCTGTAAAAAGAGCAAAAGACTTACCAAACTCTGCTAGAATACCTTACACAGGACTTTATACTGGAGGTTCTATAGAAGTTGACTCTGCTTATATCCAATTAATAGCTGCCTTACAAGCAGATGGTAATATAGGTTACACTACTAAAGAAAATGAAACTACTGTTAGGTGGCATTTTAGAAAGCAAAGAAAGATTGCTAGACTGGAAGCTTTGCTAAATAGTATGAGTTTTGAATATACAAAAACATTAGCAGCTGATGGTTCTACTTTCTTTTCTACAAAAGGTTACTTTGAGCCTTTTATGAAAACAGCTGGCGCATGGCTATTGCAGTTCTCTCAAAGTAATTTAAAAACCTGGGTGGAAGAGCATCTGCATTGGGATGGTTCTGTAACAGAAAGTTATCAACACTCCAGAGCTGAAGTAACTTCAACATCTAAAGAATTTGCTGAATGGTATCAAACCATCTGCCATCTAACTGGGTGTGGTAGTAAAGTTTCAGTAATGCAGCGTGACAGCACAAGAAAACCTTTATATACAGTTTCTAAAAATAATAGAAAGTTTTTTAGTCTTTCTACAGGCCATCGGAGATATATAACACATGAAGGCACTAAAGTTTACTGTCCAAAAACATCCACAGGATTCTTTCTGGTCAGGAGAAATGGGCATATATCAGTTACGGGTAATACTCATTACATTGGCTCTGCTGCTGGGCTTGCTGCACGCTTGGGGCTTCTGGTACATGAAATCGACAAACTTCAGAAATGGTACTTTGGGCGGAATCCAGAAATCGCAAAATGGCATAAAGAACTTAAATCACAAGTCCTTAACAGGGGCTGGATTGAAAACGTGTTTGGTTATAGACGGTACTTCTGGAATAAGAAGGAACCCACCATCATGCAGATCGCAGCGGCTTGGAAACCACAAAGCACGGTAGGACTTTTAATTAACAAAGGTGCTGTAGCTCTGGATAAATATGAACCAGATGTTCAGGTTCGTTTGCAAGTACATGACTCTCTTGCTGGTACTTTTCCAACAGCTAAGAGTTATTTACCTGATATAATTAAATCCCGCTGTGAGATACCACTACCTTATGAAGTACCAATAATTATTCCTGTAGATATTAAAACTAGCTCAGTCAGCTGGGGAGCCTGTGGATGATAGAAGATAAAAACCTGTGCCCAAAATGTAGAGTAGGTATGCTGCTTTTCTGGTCATTTAAATGCAAAATATGCATCAACTGCCATACGGTTTATCCCTGGCCACTTGATGAAGGTCAGAAACCTTTAATTCAACATCAACGCTGAGAGTCTTATGAAAAACTATAACTCCCGTAAATGGCTTAATCCTGAAGACTCCCACTTCACCGGCAGTATAGTCTGTTTCGATGGTGACGTCTGCAATCAGGGACGTCCACAGGAACGCTACACTTTCGTAGAAATAGCCAGTTGCCATACTAAAGTAAAACTTCACAGTAACAAAAACGATGGTGCTGATGCTACAAAAGAATTTATTGGTAAACTGGAAATCTTGATTACTGAACTACAATCCTTCCAGGACTATCTGATCTTAAAGGAGTATCCATGAAAAATAAACGAAAATCTGATAACGATTTCTCAACCATGACACTGCAGGAAGC